TTGATAATGCCGCGCGCATAACACTGCTCGCACAGACCACCGACCGACTGGATATAAAGCCTTCTGGCATTACGCCAGAGAGCTGTCTTGTAGAAATTACCCGCAAACTCCCTCGCCAAGCGAACCACCCCAGAGCATAAAAAAAGCAGGCATTTCTGCCCGCTTCTTATAAAATCTCGATTGTATTATATCACAAATCTTGACAATGTCAATGCGTGCCACATTCCCTGATGGCAAACACGACATAGCAATTCTGCATCCCCAGACCACTGTGGACATATGTGATCTCAAACACCTTCTCGTTCAATGGATGATGCACATCATATACCCCTGCGAAGTCCTGAACAATAAACTTCACCTGATCGCCCGCATTAAACCCTCTGTCATTCAAACGCACTTCAAAGTTCTTCCTGCCGTCCATGATCGCATCAGCATACTGTGTCAAAATCTTAAGCTTATGTATCATTTCACCTTCGCCCCCTTATCCACGATCCGCATCTCATGTTTCCACTTGCAGTCCACAATGTGAACATGGCTGGTGATGGTCTTGTCCGGATGCTTATCCAAATACTTGCCGATGATATTGCAGAAGTGACCGACCATGCGTTCCTCACCCTGATCACAGAGATCGCAATCCCCCACGCATACGCCGTGGTCACAGTGTTCCGGATCATACGCCCATTTACTCACACTCATCGTCTTCCTCCTCCCGATAATATTCCTCACGCTCGATGCGGTCTTTCCTGTTTTCTTCCGCGCAGCACTGCTCGTACTCAAACTGATCACCGCCGTGTTCATAATCGCTTATGTAACTCATTCTTTTACCTCTTTCCCATCGTAATACGGCAAACATCCGTCCATACAGCCTCGCCACTGCGGAATCGGTTCGCCTTCTTCTTTTTCTTCTTTCCACGGCTGTGGCAACGGCATCCACGCTTCTACGAACCAATTAAAGCAATATGAAATATCGCTTCCTTTCCATAGGTTTTCTTGCCCATGTCTTTTGCAAGGTTTGTATTCATATACTCTTACGGGATTGTGAGCCGCTCCCACAGAAACCAAATAAAAACCATTTTCTTTTGGCAATCTCTCGCTGCACGGAATCCATCGCTTTTCACCATGCTCCGCAATAGCCTGTGCCATTGTGCAGATCGTGTGCGCATAGCTTTGTGACAGCTTATGCCAATAATCAGTCCAGTCTTTCTGTGTAATAGTTTCTTCCGGAGTGGTTTCCCTGCATAGTTTATAAAAATCATCCGAAGCTTTTTCCCGAATATCCGGATCTGCAAATTCATGCGTGTAAACTGGTCTTCCGAGCAGTTCCCCGACATATTCATAAAACACTTTCAGCTTATCGCCTGCGAGCATACAATAGCCAGTGTATGCCATAACGATCGCCTTTTCTCTATCTGTCATTTTCTTCCTCCTCGTAATATTCCCGCAGCAGCCTCTTTGCATCGCCATGCCGTTCCTCCGCCGGAAGTCTGTTCCGAGCCGGAGCTGGATAGCCAGTGATCCTTGCGACCTCCGACCATCCCAGCTCCATCCTGCGCCAGACTGTCCGCCGTGATATTTTCAGTCGGCAGGCAATGACATCCACCTCCACATTACCGAGATACTTCATGCGGAGAACATTCTGGACATCCTCGTCTTCGATCTGTGCGATGACCTTCCTGACCTCATCCCAGTCCTCCAGCAGTTCCCGATACTCGTCCTCCATTGCTCTCTCCAAGTCAGCAGCACGGATCGTTGGTCGTTCAAAGCGTGCCTCCGTGACAGAATGAACGACTTTGTCCGTGTCGTAGCGGATCGCGCCAGTTGCCATTGCGACAGTCCGGAACATATCGATCTCCGCCCTTCGTGCGACCATATTCTTGGCAAGGCGGATCGCCTGCTCCAGATACTTCTTACTTGTCATTCTTGACCTCCTCCCAGAAGTTTTTCATACACTTCATCCGGATAAACTCTTTCGTCAAAGTTTTTGAACTTGTTTTTGGATTTTGGCTGGCTGAATGTCGCCTTCGGCGACTCACGATCACGATCACGTTCAGGATCACGATCAGGATCAGGAAGGGTTTTTTCGGTTTTTTTTGAAAACCCAAAATAACCGTTCGCTTTTTCGGTTTCTTCCTTCTTCGGTCTGCCGCCCTTTTTTCCATTCAGTCTGTTCTGCTCGCACTTGGCTTCATAGGCTTCATTTGACCGATCGATCGCCTGCTGGATCGGTTTCCAGCAGGCACGCATGAATCGGTCGGAAAAGCTTGGTTTTTCGCCTCTTCTCCAGTATGCAAAGATTGCGTCCCACATCAGTCCTTTTTCTTCCGTGGTCAGTTCTTCGCAGTTGTCTTCCCACTCTCCAAACGCGAGATAAGTATCACTGTTTCTCATTTTTTTCTCCAAAACCGTTCGGTTTTTCGGTTTTAATAACTGCCGTGATCTCCACTTCTGTCCGCGGATTTTCCTTGTCATAGAACACGCGGGATCCATCCGTTGACCAGACAATGCTGCAGGAATCGTCCTTGATCGTGCCAGCTTTGACCAGCACATCCATCAAAGCGGACTCCAGATTCGTCAGGTCAACACGATGGTGCTTCTTCCGGAAGTAGTATGCTTTGATGTTGACGGCGTAGTCGATGCCTGCTCTCGGACAGAACTTAATCGCCTCCGCCTCATATTTCCGGTAAGCGTCAGAAGGAATGATCATGTAATGACCGCGTGCTTTTATGATCCGCTGGCTGTTCTTTTTTGTTTTCGGCTCGATAGGAATCGTAAAGCTGATCATATTTCCTCCTCCTATTTAAACGGAAGTCCTTCTGTGTCTTCCTCTGCGACATTAACAAATCCATAATCCCCGATCGTGGGAGCTTCTGCGCGTGGCTTTGCGTCCTTCTTCTTCGGGATCGCCTGCTGGAACGCTTCATCATATCCGCAGAAATAACGTGGCTTGCAGCTTGCGCCCAGTGAATGATCCTCTTTGATATAGTCTTCAATACCGAACACGATGCCGACCTTCAGTCCTTTGAGCTTCGCCAGATCCAGCACGCCGTTGCTCCAGATCTCGACATCCGGATTCGATTTCTCGATCGCTCCGGTCATCTTGGACAGATTGCTCTCAAACCATTCGGAATCCAACCAGAAGGTCTTCTGTCCGGAATAGCTCCATTTCTTATCCGGACGCGTGTCCTTAATGTAAAGATTGCTGAAGTATTTCGGCTGCGTGTCATCAACCGCCGTGTCGAATGAAATGCGCAGGATGTCCTTGCCGTTCGGATCCTTGTCTTCTTTTGCCTCCATGATCACGCACTTGTGACCGCCTGCATTCAGTGATTCAAAACTGTTTTTTAAATTGTCATAGTTCTGTGGTTTCTTAATCATTTAATATTCCTCCTAATTGATTGTTCTGCTCGTTTAATCAAATAGTCGCCCATTTCCGTGCCTTCCAGATACAGCTTCGCCGTGTCATATTCGTGCATCATGCGATCGACCTGATGTGATTTCTTCCGGAAATCCGTCCGCATCAGCTTCAAGCCGATCACATAATCCTTGTAAGCACGCTCCGTGATGGCGATCAATAAGTTATAAGCACCTTCATCTGTCATAAAACTCCACCTTGTAGATCCAGTCCGGATCCTTATGCTTCAGCTGGTACATCCTTGCCTCTGCATCCATTGCATGATTAAATGTCAGAATATAATTCGGCAAACCGCTGTCCTCCCACTTGCACCAGATCGGATGTCCAAACATCCTGCCGCCCATTTCCTGAATGTCGTGAATGCAATAGACTTCCTCTGTCATGAGCCTCCGTTCTTCAGTTGGTCTGCGCGTGATGATGTAACTCATTCCGCCACCTCCGTGATGAACGCATCCACGCTGTCCAGATAAGCATCTGTTTCACGGACGCTGACCATGCCGATGATCCCGCAGATGATAGCCAGTGCGACTGCAGCGATAAGCACCCGTTTCATGATCTTCATGCGCCCACCTCCACATCGTTCAGGATCCGGATTGCTTTCTTCAGGATCACGACCTTGTTTTTCAACCTCTTGTTCTGTGCGGACAGCTGGTCATTCAATCGCTTCAGCTGTTCATTTGTATGGTCACGCATCAGCAGTTCCTTCTCCAGTGATGCGATCTGTGTTTTTAAGTTCTGGATTCTCTCGCTTTCACCTGTCATCTTCATCGTCCTCCTCAAAATCGTATCTTTTAATCGTTGTGTTATGGATCGTAATAGCCTTACTGATGACCACGAACAGACATCCCAAAAAGACAATGATCGCAGCCAGCAGCAGAAACCCAAACACGATACCCATCGCAATATCCCAGATCATTCCGGATCACCTTCCTTCATCAGCTGTGCCACGCGCTTCTCATAGTCCTCCGGAAAGAGAAGTGCGAACACTTCCAGCAGATTGCTGTCCAGATACAGACCATTTCCGCTGACATACTTGCGGACAGATCCGCCCATTGCGCGTTTTAAGATATTGAATGCAATGCTCTTGGCGAGCAGGTTTTTATATTCCTCTAAAGTGATCTCAATCTTTTCCATTTTCTCCTCCTCTTGGGATTCCCCAGTATTCACGCATGACATCATCAACCATCTTCAGGTCGTTTGGGATCAGGTCGTCCTCAAACATCCCGATCGGAGATTTGACTGTGTCCATGCCGTTGTTGTGTGTTGCGAAATAGTAGTGACCATCTTTGACGACTGTCTTCAGGACTGTGGTGAACTTGCCTTCCAGCGTCACATAATTGTCCAGCATCTTGCCGATGGTCTTGAAGTGTTCCCTTCCGTCTTCGGTCTGGTCAGAATGACCGACGAAATAGACGATCTTGTCATCCGGAAGGCGGCTGGCGATGTCGATCAGGGAAGCGAAGTTATAAGCCATGATGTTATATTTTTCATAACCCTTGACCAGTGCGTTCCGCATGAACTCATCCACCATCAGATAAGTGGCATCATCGATGACGATGCTCGGCTGTTTGATTTTCGGCAGCCATTCTGCTATAATTACATAAGGATTTTTTTCAGAATCCATCGGATTCAAAGTCTTCAGATCCGACCGGAATGGCAGTGGCTTCCCTGACACGCTGATGACCGCTACTTCATCATTAGTAAAATTGCGAAGCGCACTGGTCTTTCCGGATCCGGACTGTCCGTAATACATCACCAAAACGCTCATACCGCACCTCCTCTTTTCTTCCGGATACCGCTGTACTTCATAATGTGGACGGACTTGCCACTCGGCAGCTGATAAGCGATCCGTGTCTTCTTGACTGTGTAGCCGTCCCTGATCATCTCGCTGATGCGAGTCGCCAGCTTCGTGATCCCCAGCTCGAAGAACGCTTCCATCGTTGTGATGGATCCATTCTGGCGGACATAGCGTCTG